GTTCTGGTCCATGTACCAATCGACGCCAAGCTTGCGGCCAATGTCGCCCTGGACAATCCCGCCCTGGTCGCCTCGCTTGTCGAAGTTGAGGACGTCGGCCACGGTGAGCAGGTTGCCCTCGGCGTCGGGGTCGATGACGGCCCTGCGGTCGTCGATGGGCGCGAGCTGCTTGTTGAGCTTGACCCGCGCATGACCGGCCACACTCAGGCAGCTGGCGAAGGGCGTGGTGGAGGCCGCGCCACTGGCGCTGAAAATCCCGGTGTGCTTGCCCAGGATGTAGCTGTCCACGCCGTTGGCCAGCGCCTTGATGGCCTCGGAGGCCTGCATGGGGATCACCCCATCGAAGGCCTGCTTGGTATCGGAGTCGGACAGGTGGAACGGGGCCTCGTACCACCAGTCGAGTGTCACGACGGCGGACGTGGGCGAAGAGTCCACGTTGGCCGCCATGGCGGCGGCCGGCGTGATCGAGCGCGCCGAGATGGCCGAAGGCAGTGGGATGTTGATGGCGTCGCCCTTCTGGGCGGCCATGCTGTCATACGAACGGTTGACGATGCGCGGCATGATGGCCCGCTCACGAAGGGCAAGCAGGCCCTGAGCCAGCAGCTTGGGGGTCACATGCGCTAGGGTGTTGGACACGGTGTCATCTCCTTGTGATGGATGCCGGGTCCTTCACCCGGCAGTGGGTTCTGTGCTTACTCGACAACCTCCACCTTGCCAGAGGCCACCCCGTCGAGGTTGGCCAAAAAGGCTTCGCCGTCGCCGAGTTGGATTTTACGCGGACTGCCGCTGCCGCTGGCTGCGGATTTGGAGGCGCCGCCCCCACTGCTGCCGGAGCCCTCAAAGAACTCCGGGTACTCCTTGCTCAGCACGTCGCCCACGTACTTGTGGGGCTCGGTGCCGGGCCGGACCTTGACCATGGGCTCGCCGTCGTCGGTGAGGTCCCACTGGTCGGCCGTCAGGCGGTAGAGCGCGTCGATGCGCTCGCTCCGTACACCTGCCTTGGCCATGTGCTGCTTGACCACGTTGTCGAGCCGGAGGGTGCGAACCTCGCCCCGCGCCTCCTCGAGCTGCTGCTTCAACGGGCCGTACTCCTTGTCCAGGTCCTGGCGGACCTCCTGGCGCATCTTGTCCAACGCCTCGGACGTGATGCCCTTGTCCTGCGCCTTCCGTTCCTGCTCCAGCTCGGCCAGCTTGGTTTGAAGCTTGCGGAACTCGGCCGGATCGACGCCGTCGAAGGCCTTCAGCTTCTCCTTGGCCGCCTTGAGTTCGCCGAGGATCTCGTCGCGCTTCGCTTCGAGCGCCTTGTTGCGCTCCTCCACCAGCTTCTCGACCTCCTCGGGTGAGTAGGTGTCTTTGTCGTCGTTGCCGCCGGCGTCCGACATGTGGGCCTCTCCTGCGGGCGCTGCCCGCGTCATGGTAACAAAAAAAGCCCCTGCACTCCAATGAGCGCGGGGGCCTCTGGGGCCTACCGATCAGGCGTTAGCCTTATCCGATAATAGGTAGCCTCACGCCTCTTGTAAAGCTTTACGTGCTTCCATGTTCTCCCGGATCATGGCCGCCATGTCGATAATGTCGCCCTCGCCACCCTCAAGGGCGGGCAACCGCTCCAAGAACTCGTCGGGCTTGTGCATGAGGGCGTTGGGCAATGTGTCGCCTACCAGATGGAGTTCGGGAATCAGTCGGGCCATGTGTACCAGCCAGATGGCCGACAGGATCAGGTCCGGCTTGGACTCCCACCACCGGCCGTCAATCTCGGCGCCCAGCGTGACGTGTGTTGCGCCGCTGGCCAGGGCGTGGCCGCCGTCGGCGTGCATGATGGTGTTGTCCTCGAGCCACCGCTTGTGTTCCGGCGTGCCGAGCCGCATGTCGTCAGGCATGCGCTCCTTGTGGCGCATGGCGCAGTCGGCACCAAGCAACGTCACCCGGTCCGCTCCCATGAAGAGCGCCACGTCGATGGCTCTGGTTGCCGTGTTGAGGCCGGCGCCGGCCTTGATGGTGCTCTCGAAGAGCAGGGCATACAGCCAGTCCTCAAACGGTACGGTGCGCTCCACGTAGTCCACACACTCGCATTGCTGGCAACACGTCCCCTCTTCGTGGAACTCCAGCATGTGGCCGCACTCGCAGAGCACGACAGGATTCTCCTTGATGCCCACGCCGTTATGGAAAAAGCGCGTCCGCCGGCCCTGCTCCTGCAAGAACTCGGTGAGGAAGGGGTGTACGCTGGAGGCCAGCAGGTACTCAACGTCCGGCGCACCGGCCCACTCGTCCAACATCTGGGGCTGCTGGTCCACCGTGAAACCGTGCGTGACCTTGTGGCCGTTGTCACGGAGCCAGACCAGGGCGGAGTTGCAGCCCCATACTTGATCACCCTGCGGGCACCATTCGTCCGCCGTCTCGGCAAGGCTCGGGCCGGCGCCACAGATCACGATGTGCTGGCCCTTGGCTTCGTTGAGTTGCACCACGCCCTCGCTCATGCTGGCGTTGCCGATGATGAAGCTCTTGAAGTGATCGCGCATGGGGTTACACAGCTTGATCCACTGGTCAGCCTTCTTCTTCTCCGGCTTCTTGCCCTTCGCTCGCGTGCGTCGCTTCATGGGTAGCCTTATCGTGATTTCGATAACTCAGGACACGGAAGGAACGGGCTCCCGCGCCTGAAAGTCGGTCTTGATGCAGCGGCAGTTGTAGGAGCCCTGGCCCGGGATCACGTCGCCGTTGCTGAAGGGCGTCCCATAGGGCACCACCTCGTTCTCCATCGCCGCGTGTTCGTCCCTCACCAGGCTGTCGCCGATGGTACGCCAGCGGCTCATCATCCGGTCCGCCTCCAGAATCCCGTCATCTATCGCCTGCTGCGTGGCCAGGTGTTGACCCGTCTTTTGGGCCTGCAGGCTGGCCGTGCGCGCCAGCGTCTCGGAGTGCCAGGCCGTGAGGCGGCGCCGGTAGGCGTCCGCGATGCGGTCGATCTGCGAGGCGGTCAGCCGCTCTTCGGTGCCGAGCACACGCTGAAGGAGCTGGAGGTCCTTTTTCGCCACACCAACACCGCCGGCATGAGCGGCCCGGTAGCCGAGCGAGCCGTCCGGCTTACGGAACACGCCACGTGCAAGGGCGCGGTTGAGGGCGGTTCGCTTGCCCTGCTCCAGCTCCCGGCGGAAGTTGTGCGTCCACTTTACCTGCTCGCCCGTCAGTCCCACCGTCTCTCGCAGCCGGCGGCCAACGGTGCGCGGGTTGATGCCCTCTTCCAGGCCCAAGGCAACGGCCGTGCGTACACCCTCCCGGACGTCGTTCTTCAGGCTGCTGGCCATGCGGAGCTGGTTCGTTCGGATCGCCTCGGCCACCTGCGGCGACAGCTCGCCAAACCCGAGCCGCGTGCCTACGCTCTTTTCGAGCTGGTGCGCCCAGTACTCCATGGCCTCGGTGGTCTGGCCAAAGTACTTGCGCTGCACGTTGGCAAAGGCCCGGTCCAATACGTCGTCGGTCAGGAGTTGGGCGAAGATTTGCTCCACGTCGCCCGTGGCGATGATGCGGGCCAGGTCCGCCGTGTTGAGCTGGGTGGCCAGCCGGTCCCAGGCCCGAAGGATCTCGGCACCCAGTTCAGGAGCCGCCGCCCTGACGCGGCGCTCCAGTTGGCGGCGTATGCGGTCAGCCGCCGCGCTCACCGTTCTCCCCCGGCTCCCAGGGCTCGCGTGGCTTTTCCGTCATGCCCACGGCGGCCAAGATCGAGCTGCTCACGAACGAGGCCGCGAGCTGGGTGGCCTGGCTCACCGGCACGCCCTCTTCCACTAGGCGGCGGAAGAAGGTTGCGGCTTGCGTGGCCAGGGCGATTAGCTCGGTGTCCTTCACGACTCCTCCGGCAACTGCTTGTCGAACTCCTGGCCCATCATCCACTCCAGCTCCAGGGCATCAAGATCGGCGTTCTCGTCCAGCCGCCCGAACCGTACCAGCGCCTCCAGCACCGGGCGCACCGGAAAGCCCTTATCCACCAGCGCGGCAAAGGCCGTCATGACGGACGCCTCCATGAGCAGGGCCTCGAAGTCCCGATTGATCGTCACGGAGCCGCCATCCTCCAGCCTAAGATACTGCGCGTGGAAGCCCAGCGCACGTTCCAGGGCGTCCTGCAGCGCTCGGGCGGCCACCGCAAGTGCCGAGTCCGAAACGCTTTTGTCGAGCCGCTTGGCCTCGGCTGTCTCCGCCACCCGCTTCTGGGGCGCGAGCATGGCTAGGCCCAACGTGCCCATGTCGTTCTTCAAATCTTCGAGCGCCTGGCGGCTTTCGCCCAGGCTGGCGCCGTCGTGGGCCACGTACTTCATGTCCGCCTGCTGGCCCTCGTCCAGGATGGAGGTGTTCGGGCCGACGACGATCTTGTCGATCTTCTTGCCCGCCTCGTCGTACACGCTGGCCAAGCCCTTGCCGAACAGGAACGGAACGTTCGTTTTGTGGATGGCATAGGCGTAATCGCTCCACTGCTGGTAATGCGCCACATTCAGGTAGCCCAGATCCAGAAGCGGAGGGTCAGAGTCGAACATACTGCGTGCGCCCGACGTCTTCACCTCGGCTACTGGGATCTCGGTGAGCGTCGGATAGGTACCCTCGTCCACCAGCACAACGGACTGTTCTTTCGTCACGCCGAGCAGCCGGAAACCCACCAAGCCGCGCTCGTCACGATAAAACACCCGGTACAGCGTCTCGGCCGTTTCGCCAAACTCGCCAACCGGCACCTGCCGCGTCTCCCGGAGCACGAGCTGGGTGAGCACGCGGGCGCCGCCCACCTGGTCGGTACGCCAGGACAGAATGTCCTCTTTTCGGATGGCCACCCAGTAGGGGCGCACGCCCAGCGCCGCCTCTTCGGCACGGTTGAGCCGCCCGCCCGTCTTCGGGAAATCGACCAGGATGGCCGTGTGGCCCACAAGGAGCGAGTCCTGGAGGAGGTCACGGGCGAACACGTCGCCATGTGTGCCTTCGCCGTCAATGTTCTCCCAGTGGCCAACCACCGCCTCATCGCCACGGATGAGCTTGGGCACGTCGTCCTTGAGGGCCGGGTCCTTCTGGAACACCAGCCCGGCCAAGCCCTCCACGGTCCGGCGGGTGGCGTTGAAGAACACGGCCCGGCTCAGGCGGTCCTGGTAGGCCGCGCTTGTTTCGCCCGGTGCCTGGGGTAGGTACTGTTGCGCCGCCGCTCGCATCGCATGCGTACCCTCCCACAGGTCACGCATCATGAGCGTGGCCGCTTCCTGGCGCTCGCTCGATGGCGAACGGGTGGACGGTAGGTCCTTGGGCTGGAGGATGCGGCTGCCCTCCACACCGCCTGCGCGCAGCGGCCCATCGCCGGGCTTGTTGCCCCGGTTCGTTACGTCGGTCGTCGGGATGGTGATCGACATGACTAGCTCCTCACGCGTGATAGGTGCCAACGGTTAGCGTGCGGCGCGCGAGCACGTTGAACTCTTGCCAGAGCAAATAGCCTAGGGCGTCGGTCACGTGGTCCAGTCCGCCGCCCTTGTCCATGAGATTGGTGCCCTGCTTGTACGTCAGACCGTTCAGCGCCTTGATGAGCGCGACGGCCCGGGGATGGATGCGCACCCGCCGGCGCTCAGCCTGACACAGCATAGCCTGGGTGTTGTTGATCCGGTCCACCACAGGCGGCGCGGACTGGGGCGCGCGGACCTCGAAGCCGGCCCGCTGCAGGATCGTGAAGTCCGTCTGGCCTACGGGCGCGGAGCTCCGGCGTTGCTTGCCGCTCGGGTCCGGGCAGATGATGATCCGCCGGTCGGGGTAGCGGCGCCGGATCTCGGCCGCCACCTCTTCGGTGTTGCTGACGCCCACCTCCAGGCAATCGAGCACGTGGCACTCGTCAGCGGCACGGACGGCGATCACGCTGGCCATGGGATCGACGTTGAAGTCCTGGCCTACCAGGATCTCGGCGCCCGTGTCCTCCACGGTCGGGTCCGTGTTGCCCTCGGGATACACGGCCCGGCGAAACGACGAATACACCCGGCCCTCTACCTCGTCCAGGATCTCGGCATAGATCTCCTGACGGCCGAGCCGTGTGCCCTCATAGGCGGCCAACGTCTCGCGAAACCAGATCGGCGACAAGTTGGCGCGGTTCTCGTAGCTGGACCCGACGACGGTAACGGTGGTGGCCTTGGCCTCGATCTCTTCCAGGAGCGGGAGCGGGCGCGGCGTCGTGGTGATGCACACCCGGGGCTGGTCGCTGCCCACCTCGCGCATACCGAACTGCAGGTTGTCCCACACCTCGCGCGGGTTCTTGTACTTCGCAAACTCATCAAGCCAGGCCGTGTCGCCGCTGAAGCCACGGAGCTGATCGGCCTCTTCGCTCGAATAGATCGTGGCCCATGAGTCGTTAGGCCAGGTCAGGCGGCGCTTGCTGGGCTCGTAGTCCGGCCGGTCCCGGGGTGGCGTGTTACGCAAGATGCCGCCTGGCCCCTCCACCATGTAGTCGCGCACGTCGGCCGGCGTTTTGCCCACCATGGCACACCACCGGCCCGGCTGTTCAATGGCGCGACGATGGGCCCAGAGCGCACCGCTTCTCGACTTCCCGAATCCCCTCCCGGCCCGGAGCACCCAGGTGAGCCAATCGCCTTCCGGTGCCAGCTGCTTGGGCCGTGCCCAGAACTCCCAGTTGAAGTCCAGCGCCGCCACCTCTTCGTCCTTCCAGTCGCGCCAGAACTCGTCACGGGCCTCGAGTGGCAGCACGGCCACGCGCTCGGCAAGGCTCATGTCGGCGACGGACAGGACGGCGGGCATGATCAGGACTCGGTGTCCGTGGGCGGGCCGCCCGACTCAAGCAACCGTTCGGCGATACCCTCCAGCCGGCTTTCCACCCGCTCGCGCACGGCCCGTATGTCGTGCTGGATGTTGCCCGAGTGGGCCACGTCCTGGCGGTCCGTCCAGCCGTAGTTCTTGAGCGCGAAGATGGCACCGGCCGGCGCTTGGCTGTAGAGGCGTTTCTCGTACTCGTGCTCCACGAGCGTCTTCGCCCACGCGCACACCTGCCGGAACTCGGGCCGCTTCTGGTACTCGTGCAGGGACGTTCGGAAGGCCAGGCCAAGGGCAAGCACCAGGCCGGTGAAGGTCATGGGCTCTTCGTTGGCCTGGCAGCGTGCGCGGTAGGCAAGAACGCGCTTCTCGAACTCTTCGGGTGAGGAGATGATGCGGGGTTTGCCGCCAAGGTTCTTCGGCTCGACGACGTCGGTTGTGGACTGTTCTTGCTCGCTCATGGCCGCTCGATCACCTCCACCAACTCGTGACACCTGCGGGCGGGACAACAGATGACCCGCCCGCGGCCGCTGGCGTGCTCAGCGTCCACCAAGCGCGTGCTCACCGCCGGCTCGCCCGGCACGTCCATGATGCGGCGACCGCAGGCCGGGCAGCGGACGATGGTGTAGATGACGGTCCGCGCAGCGGCGACGGTCAGCGTGACCGCCACCACCAACGCGGCAGACGGCGTGCTCGTCCTTGCCTGAAAGATGCTACGGGTTTCAAGCCTGGTCAATTAACCGAGCCTTTCCGCCTTGCGTTCCTCGCGTTCCTTGATCTTCGCCTGCTTGCGCTCCCAGCCCTCAGCCGAGCCAATGTTGGGCGCGTAGCTGTAGATCCCGTCCGGGGGCACATGGGCAAGCGGGAACCGCCACTCCATGGGCGCGCCGCACTCGCACTCCACCGGCTCCAGGCGCTTGGTGTGACGCCGGAGCAGCGTCACCGTTTGGCCACAGGACGGGCAGCGGTAGTCGTAGAGCGGCATTTTCAACCCACCTCGTCCATGGCCCGCAGCAGAGCCGTTGCGTTACGGGTCGCCACCTCCTGGTCGTGCGTCTGGAACTGCACCAGCCGGGGCTGCAGGCTTTCGGCCACGGGACAACTGCCGTCGTCGGCCAGGTGGCGAAAGGCAGGCTCTTGATACGTGAGCCTCCAGGCCGGATAGGGCCGTTTGCCGCCATGACGCTCGATGGCGTCCAGCAGCCAGATGGCCCGCGCGGGTGTGTCCGTGGCCACGGCATAGGACCAGTAATCATGCGTCCAGCCTTCGGGCACGTGCTGCGGCGTGAGCCATTCGCAGCCATGGACAGCCGCCCGGTACATGGCGGCCGACTGGCGACGCTCGCGCAGGAACTCGTCCGCCTTGTAAAGCATATCCAGGCCCCGTTCTGCTACGAACGGGCTCATGCGGTAGTTCCAGCCGAGCGAATGGTGGCGGGCCACGCCGTGACACTTGATCAGGCTTTTGTGGATCACCGGCCCGTTGGCATTCATGCGGTAGCCGAGGCTCGAAAACTCCCGGGCGCGCTGGGCAAGTGCTTCGTCGTTGGTGACGAGCATCCCACCCTCACCGAGCGGTAGGATCTTGGAGGCTTGGAACGAGTAGCTGGTGAAGGCGCGGGCGGCGTGTGGCGCCAACGTCTGTGCCGCGTCGAGAACCATGTGAGCGCCCGCCGCCCTGACGTGCAGGCCGTACAGGGCAACGGGGATGTACGGGGCGCCCTTCGTGTCCGGCGTCCAGGCTGGACCCATCAGCCACGTCCACCCACACACGTCACGAAACACCGGCACCGCCCCGGCATGCAACACCGCAATCGTCGTGGCGGACATGGTGAGCGGCGGGACGGCTACCGTGTCGCCGGGACCAACGCCCAGCGCCGCCAGCGCCGTGTGGAGCGTGGCCGTCCCATTACAGAGCGCAATGGCATACTTCGCCCCGACGTACTCGGCAAAGGCGCGCTCGAAGTGCAGGGTGGCGGTCATCTAAAGACCTGCGAAAAGTCGGAAGATCGCGATAGCCTCAGGCGGCACCCCCTTTTCCAGTTGGCGCTGCGCCCACTTGGGGTCCTGCAAGTTTCGCCTCATCCTGGCGTTCGCCTCCCGGATCTCGTCCAGCACCACCGGGGGGTAGTTCGAGCACTCATATCCTACCCCGTGGCCCTGGCCACACCCCGCACACCACCGAACGTGGCCGTCTGTTTCGCCGTCCCTTAGTGCGCTCATGATCCCTCTCCCATTACGTCCGCAATCGCCTTCAGGTCCTCTTCCGTGTCCACCGTCCAGACGCCTTCAGGCGCGGCGGGTGGCGGCACAGGAGACAGGATCCGCGTCAGGTGCTCCCGGTCCTCTGGGTCCGTGACGCCGGCGTGCAGAATGGACAGCTCCTGCAGCGTCACGGCCTCGCAGGACCATTCGACCGGGTGGCGGGCGCCCAGGGCCACCTCGCGCATGAGGGCCGGCTGCTTGAGCGGATCGTCCGGCGTCACGCGCAGAATCACGCTATCCGGGTGCCAGCGGAACGTGTGGGCGCAGTGATACAAGCGGCCAAGCACGTCGTCCTCCGGCCCGTCCCAGCGCCACGGAAGGCCGCCGAAATTGGTGACAAGCTCGGCCAGCGTGTCGTTGTCCTCGCCCGCCGGGATGGCCACAACAACGTTCGTCTCACCAAACGCCTCCACGCTCCGGCGCCAGGCCCACCAGATCAGGGGCCGGCCGGCCAGGGGCATGAGCATCTTGCCGGGCAGGCGGGACGAGCCCATACGAGCCTGGACGATGGCCAGGGGCGGGATAGCGGCGTTCACCATACCGGCACTCCGAACCGGTGGGTGATGTGCAGGTGCCGATGAATCTCCAGGCCCTTACCGTTCTGGCCCACGTACACCCGCTGGCCGTGCCGGTCCTCGCTCGACGTCCACAGGTAGCGGGTCCAGATCTTGGCGTCCGGGTTGAGCACGTAGAGCCACACGAGCAGGACGGCGGGCGGTGCGTCGGTCATGTACCACAGGATCTGGTCCGGCGGGATGCCCTCGTACTGGACGCCTACGGGCAGGGCGCTTCCCCGGGCTTTCGATAGCGGGGTATCCATGAACGCCTCGTCCTCGAACCAGTCCTGGCTGTAGAACAGGTCCGGGTGGTTGGCCCGTAGTTCGCGGATCGTGATCTTCATGCCTCCACCCCTTCCCAGGCTTTCAGGTAGGCAATGGCGTCCGAGTACGAGCACAGGTGCCCGCGCCGGCGGTAGGTAGCCACCTTGGCCAGTTCGCCCTTCAGGAGATCCAGCCGGGTGGCCTTACAGCCCGCAGGCTTGCCAAGCCAGGGCGCGACGGTAGCGGGCCGGGAGACGAGCAGCACGTCACGTTCCAGGCCGGCAAGGTGGAGCTGGCGCAGGAAGGTCAGAAACGCTCGGTACTGGTGGTACGCGCTCACGGCCAGCACGACGCGGTCCCAGCCCTCCTGGCGCATGATACCGACGACGTTGACCGCTTGCTCATGGGTGTTCGTGCTTTCGGTTTCGGTCAGGATGCGCCTGGGATCGGCACCCTTGCCGATCACCTCGTCACGGATGCGCTTCGCGCCATGCCAGCGGGGCAGTTCGTCACGGCCGCCTGAAAACAGCACCCGGCTCACCAAGCCGTGGACCATGAGTTCCATGCCCACCTGGACCCGGGGGCCAGAATCCTCGCCACAGAGCACAACGGCCGCGTCGGCGTCCAGCGGCATGGGCTGGGTGGAAAGGAGGACGAGGAACAGCTCGCGTTCGGTCATGAGCCCTGCGCCTCCAGGTAGGCCGTGAGTGCAAGCAGCGCTTCGGTGTCAATTGTGACCCGGGTTGGCGCGAAGGTGATAAGGCATTGGTTCCACTCGTCTCCTCGAACGAGAAACGAGAGGCTCATCAGTCCCGGCACCTCCCAGTCGTCGATAAAGACCCTGACGTCTTGGGGAAGCGGTCCGGTAGATTCGATTATCAGGTGACCACTCATCGCCACGCCTCCACGCCCCGGCACTCCTTCACCAGCCGGGCCAGGGCCGTCATGTCCACACAACATTCCACCTCAAGCTCGCTCGGCTCGTCGTCCAGTTGCACATGCACCTCCAGCACGTTGGCGCCCCACGCAGCGGCCAGGAGCGGCACGAGCCAGGAGGTGCCGTGATAGCTGAAGCCGTCATAGCGCCGGAGCGGCCCCGGCAACGACGCGGGGGCCTGGGGATACCCCGGCGGGCAGTAAAGCCACATACCGGGACCGCTCGGCTTGGTGGGGTTGGCGCATGAACGGACCAAGGGCTTGCCCGTGGCCATGACGGCGTTGAGCAGTGTGCGCTTGCCATGATCCAGGGCCGCCAGCTTGTAGGTCGGACACTCGAGCGCCTCCAGTACGGCCAACGAGCCCAGGCCGAAGACGGAGGAGAACCAGGGCATGGAAATGTCCCGGCAATGCTGGGCCAGCTTGGGCAGCCAGGCGTGAGGCGTTTGGGCCTTGGAGTAAAGCGCCCGCATGGTTGGGTAGCGTGACTTCCAGGCCGGCGGTACGGCACCCTCACCACGGAGCTGGACGAGTTCGTCCGGGGTGTACGCCTGAAACTTGACCGCGTCGGCACCGGCTTCTTTGGCTGCGTCGATAATGGCCAGGGCACGGGCGAAGTCGCCGTTGTGGGCGTTGCTCAGCTCGGCAACGATGCGGACAGGGCCGACAGGGAGGCCGGCTATAGTGCTCACAACATCCCCCTTATCTCCTCCACGCTGAGCTGGGGCGCTGTATCACTACGCAGCGCGAAGCCCGTGGGCAGGCGTGCTCCACCCACGGCCGGCAAGTACTCCCAGGTCCGGTCCGGCTCGATGCGGTAGTGGGTCCCGTGGTCCCACGCGTCCCGGGCCTCGTCTTCGCTGATCAGGGTCTCGTGCAACTTCTCGCCGCGCCGGATGCCGGTGACGGTGGTCTCCACGCCGGGCGCGACAGCCTCGGCCATGGTCATGATCGTCGAGGCCCGTACATGCGGCACGAACACCTCACCGCCACGGCCATGCTTGAGCGCAAGCTCCACCAGGTGGACGGCCTCTTCCAACGTCATCCAGAAACGCGTCATGGCCGGATCGGTGACGGTGAGCGGCCCGCCAGCCTCGGCCTGGCGCTTGAAGACGGGCACCACAGAGCCACGGGAGCCGATGACGTTGCCGTAGCGGGTGGCCACTAGGCGGGTGGATGTGCCGGCGGCATACACGTTACCCTGGGTCCAGAGCCTTTCGGCCACCATCTTGCAGGCGCCGTAGTGGGTGTTGGGCGCGGCGGCCTTGTCAGTGGAGAGTAGGACGGCCCGGCGCACACCAGCGCCAATGGCCGCCAGCGCCACCGACAGCGAGCCGTCCACGTTCGTCTCTTTGCACTCCCCGGGGTTGGTCTCGCAGGCCGGGATCTGCTTCATGGCGGCCGCATGAACGACGAAGTCCACGCCCCGGCAGGCCAGGGCCACGCGGTCGGAGTCGCGCACATCGCCCACGAAAAAGCGCAGGCGGTCATCGGGCAACGCCTGCGCCATGCGCCAGTGTTTCTCCTCGTCACGGGACAATACGGCCACCCGGGAGGCGCCCGCGTGCAAGGCGTGCCGGACAAACGCCTGGCCGAAACTGCCGGTGCCGCCCGTGACCAGAACGGAGCGGTTGGTCAACGGCGAATGGTCCATTACGGGCATTATAGCACCGTCGGTAGGGTTATCGCAACGTCGTTAATCAATGGCCTGATTATTCGCCTCCATCACCCGGGGCCACCTCGACCACCCTGTCGTCCTCGGTCGCTTCCAGCA